CTACACAAGCGTGGTAGATACGCAATCATGCACTTCAAGGAAATGTTTGTTCTTGATGGTCTTGAAAGTGATATGTCTACTGATGATCTTGGACGAAGGAATACTATTGTTAAATTATTGGTTGAATGGGGATTGATTGAAGCAATTGATCCCAAGAAGTATCAAGAACCACAACTATCCTTGGCAAGGCTCAAGATAATACCACATAAAGAAAAGAAAGAATGGACACTAGTTCCTAAGTATCACATAGGAAAGTAACATACATAGTAGTGGAGATTTTATATCATGCAAAAAATGCAAGCAATTGGTGCTCCATTCATAGTAGAGCATTCTTCTAATTCAGATTTAAAACCAAAATATTTTGATTGGACCATAGAAGATTATCCAGTAAAAGTATTCATAGATGGTGCTATAGCAACTGGAATGTCTTATCATAAACGCGCTGGGGAAAAGAAAATAGCATGGGTATGCGAATCCCGTGCTATTTTTCATTTGATGAGTTTTCCTAGAGATATTTGGGAATCAAAACTAGAAGAAATCTCAAATTCGTATGATGTTATTTTTACATCAGAAAAAAGTTTAGTTGATAAATATTCAAATATAAAATATTGTCCAGCTGGAAGTAATCTTCCTTGGGCGAAGGATCAACAAATATTTGATAAAACTAAATTAATTTCAATGGTAGCGTCTAATAAAAAATTTTCATTCGGACATGCAATTCGTCATTCTGTAGCAGAGCAATTGAAAGATAAGATTGATTTATATGGTGGTGCTTTAGGATCTCGCAGAATAGGAAAAAATACTTGGGATAAATCTGAAGCATTAAATGATTACATGTTTCAAATAGTAGTTGAAAATGATAAATATGAAACTTACTATACAGAAAAATTAACAGATTGTTTTGCCACAGGAACTATTCCTGTTTATTGGGGTTCGTCAGATATCGGAAACATGTTCAATAAAGAAGGAATTATAGAATTAATTCCAGGGTTTGATATAAATGATTTGACACCTGAATTATATTATAGTAAATTAGAATCAATCAGAGATAACTTTAATCGGGTTAAAGAACTTGTTTCTGCTGATGATCAATTATTTGAGTTAATCCGTGAAAACTGAAGTCGTATCATTCTATTGTGATATAGATGGTCGTACATATTATAGCGACCATTCTCGTCGTTTAAGAATAAACTGCAATGAAAATAACATTCCTCATGACATTCGTGAATTGCCAAGTCGTGGTGAATATAGACTAAATTGTTTAGCAAAACCAAAATTTTTACTTTCTGTACTTGAAGAGAAGAAAAAACCATTTATTTGGTTAGATGTAGATTCTTTAATTCATAATGAATTGAAAGTATTTGATGAAATTGAAGATAAATGTGACATGGGGTTTGCTTATCAAGGATTTCCACCAAGAGTAAATGCAAATCACCCCAAAGCGTCTCCAATTTATTTAACATATAAATCAATTGTTATAGATTTTTTAAATTATTGGATTGAACGGTGCGAATTTAACGAACTTAATCTTGGAACAAAAGTCTTTGATCATGAAATATTAATGATGGAAGTATTACCTCTTTATTTACCCCAAATGAAAATTGCCCAGTTACCAATAAACTATGCAATATGGCCAGGGACTAAAATACCAGATAATATGCAACCTATGATAACTATGGGGATTGCTGATGGAACATCAAAAGAAAAATCTTTGAGAGAAATGGGTTTAGACGAAGCGACTGTTCAATTTAATTTAGTAGGAAATAAAAATGAAAACAGTTCTATTTAATCAACCTGCTGGAATTGGAGACATATTGTTTCTTCAAAAAGCAGCTAAGTATTTCATTGATAGAGAATATCAAGTCCTCTGGCCTATTATACCAGAATTTTTATATATCAAGGACTATATTAAAGAAATACATTTTGTTGATATTAGAAGTGATTTTCCATATAAAGACAATTTAAATTCACCTTATGCTGTAAATACTGAAAATTTTATTTACATTCCATTTGATGGTTGCCATCATAGGTTTGGGGTTGCTTCTATGAAGGGAAAATATATGTTACTGCAATATATGCAGTTTGACATAAATGATTCAAATTGGAAAGACTATTTATCATTTCAAAGAAATAATGAAAGAGAACAGAAATGTAAAAAAATATTAAATATAAATGAAAATCCGTTTATATTTGTAAATAATATGTTTGGATCTCCTCCTGATGTAGTTTATAGAGATGTAAATATCACATCTTCAAATTTGAATATTATTCATCATAAACCAGAACATATTAATATGTTTAATATTTTTGATCTTTGCTCAGTAATAGAAAATGCAGAAGAAATACACACTGTAGAAACATCATTATGCTATCTTATTGAAAAATTAAATACAAATGCAAAATTATACATGTATTCACGAAAAATAAATGGAAGATTGCAAAATCCAGATTTTTCATATGTAGATCACATTTACAAAAAAAATTGGAGTTATATTTTATGATATTAAGTGTATCAATTGGTGAAGCAATAGACAAATATACCATTCTTCAAATTAAATCAGAAAGAATAAAAGATGATTTAAAACTTAAAAATATCAACAAAGAAAGATTAATAATTGAAGATGAATTATGTGCTCATGATTATTTTTTAAAATTTCATAATGAAATAAATGAATTGAAAGAGATAAATGAGCAATTGTGGGATATTGAAGATAAAATTAGAATTAAAGAATCAAAAAAAGAATTTGATGAAGAATTCATAAATCTTGCAAGATCCGTTTATATTACTAATGATAAGAGATTTGAAATTAAAAATAAAATAAATCAAATATCAAATTCAAACTTTAAAGAGGAAAAATCCTATGAAAAATATAATTAATTTTTCTAATATAACTTTAATTGGAGTAGATGGTGTTGGAACAGATTCCAAAATTTTAAAATCTCTAATTTATAGTAGACAATTTTTACCAAATGCAGAGGTTAAATTTCTTACCTCTGGACATTATGAAAATGTTCCAGATTATATCAAGTTAGTTAAAATTAAAAATTTAAATTATGATCAATTTAGTAAATTTTGTTTAACAGAATTGTACAACTATTTTGATACTGATTATATGATCAATTGTCATGGTGATGGATTTGTTGTGAATTCGTCGGCATGGTCAGATGAATTTTTAAATTATGATTATATAGGAGCTCCATGGCCATCATATAATTTAGAGAGAAGTTCTAACAGATGGGATATTGTTGGTCAATCGTATAGACAATCTGGAAAAAAATACCGTACAGGAAATGGTGGATTTTCATTAAGAACTAAAAAACTTATGAAAGCAGTATCTGAGTTATATAAAGATGAATACTACGGAATTCCAGAAGATTTAGTTATTTGTGTTATCATGCGAAAAGATTTAGAAGACAAAGGATTTAAATTTACTGATAACATTAATTTATCTGGAAAATTTTCTTGTGAAGCAACCTTCGTTGATGGATACATACTTTCATCAGATAGCAGTTTTGGATTCCATTGTGGAGGAACACATCCTGATAAAGTAAAATTATTGGAGACTGTATGAAAATATTGATTACTGGAGTTGCAGGTCTTTTAGGATCTCGTCTTGCGAATTGGATAATTGAAAACAAAAAAGCAACTGTGTATGGAATTGATGATTTGTCTGGGGGTTATATTGATAATGTTCATCCAGAAGTCGTATTTTATAATTACAATTTAGCAAGCAATACTAAAAAAATTGAATACTTATTTAAAAACCATAAATTTGATTATGTGTTTCATTTTGCAGCATATGCAGCAGAGGGGTTGAGTCCATTTATTCGTCAATATAATTATGAAAATAATTTAATTGCCACTACAAAATTAATTAATCTTGCAATTAAATACAATACTAAAAGATTTGTATTCACATCGACAATGGCGGTATATGGTAATGGTGAAGTTCCTTTTAGAGAAGACTACAAACCAAATCCAATAGATCCATATGGTGTTGCAAAATATGCATGTGAAATGGATATACAATGTGCTGGGGAACAGCATGGACTAGATTGGTGCATTTTTAGACCGCACAATGTATATGGTATTGGTCAAAATATTTGGGACAAATATAGGAATGTTTTAGGAATTTGGATGTATAAGCATTTAAATAATATGCCTATGACAATCTACGGTGATGGTCAACAAACTAGATCATTTAGTTATATTGATGATTGTGTTCCATATTTTTGGTTAGGAGCAGTAGATGATAGAGCATCTAAACAAATATTTAACATAGGTGGTGATGATCACATTTCTATAAATGATGCTTGCAATTTACTAATAGATGTGATAGGATCTGGTACTAAGATTCACTTAGAACAACGACACGAAGTAAAACACGCTTGGGTAGCACAAGACAAAATAAAGAGTGTTCTTGATTTCAAAGCAATCACAACCTTAAAAGATGGATTAACCAAAATGTGGGATTGGGCAAAACAACAACCAAACAGACCACAAAGACTTTGGTCTACCTATGAATTAGACAAAGGCATTTACAATTATTGGAGAGTATCGTGAATATAAAATGTTATTATAGATTATGTGATAAAGCAAGAATGGGTTTTGGATATAATTGGAAAAATTGTTTTGAAAACTTTATCAGAAACTTTGAACCAGAATCTAATGAACTTGTAGTTTATATCGATAATTCTGAATCTAAAACAGTTGATGAAGCAATTGGTATTTGCAATACAAATGGATTTTTATACAAAATAACCAATTATGGTAACTCAATGAGTTTTTATAAAACAGCTGAAGATGCTTTAGAAAATTCAGATAATACTATAATATATTTTGTAGAAAACGACTATTTGCATAGAAAAGGTTCTAAGTTTGCGTTGTTTGAAGTTTTTTCTACGATTGCAAAAAATAATTATGCAACTCTTTATGACCATCCAGACAAATATTATCCATATTTTTGGGATACAAATAGTAATCAATATCGTAATTTTTGTGAATTACAAGAAAATACTAATATAAAAAGCAGAATTTATTATTTGCAATCTGGTTGGTGGAGAACAGTTCCAACTACATGTATGACTTTTGCTTGTACTGTTGAAACTTTAAAACAAGATTATGAGATTGTTAAAAAACATACAGAAAAATATGGAAGAGATAGACCAAAAGATTTTGATATGTTTAATGAATTAATTGCTGGTGGTAGAGAATTGTTTAGTCCGATGCCAAGTTATTCTAGTCACACATCGTTAATGGCAACTGCCGTTGATTGGAAAAATACCTAAAAAGAAGAAAATTATGATTAATAAAACTATTGAAGATTTTTATAACCATTTAGTGCAGTCCCCATCCGATATCAATGAACACCTTCCAACACTAAAAAAATATGCTGAAGAATGTGAACATATAACAGAAATGGGTGTTAGGTGGGTAGTATCTACATTTGCTTTAATCGTTGCAAAACCTAAGACTTTAATATCAATTGATATTATTGATCCGAGGTCAAATCATGAAAATTGGAATTCAGTTTGGCAATCTGGAAATCGTCTTGAGAGTATAATTAATTATTCTAAAAATAATAATATAGATTTTAAATTTATTTGTGCCGATACACTCAAAATTACAATTGAAGAAACTGATATGCTATTCATAGATACACTTCATGATTATGATCAGATAAAAATGGAATTAGAACTTCACGCAAATAAAGTTAAAAAATATTTAATATTCCATGACACAGAATCATTTAAATATAGAAACGAATCATCTGCAAGTTATGTTGGAAAATCTGGTGATAATATTGGAATATATCCAGCAATAGAACAATTTTTAATTAATAATTCTGAGTGGCAAATACATGAAGTTTTCACAAATTGTAATGGACTCACAGTATTAAAGAGAAAACAGTCATGATTGATCTTTCTAAAATTACTTTAGTTACTATTGATGGTACTGGAAAGGATACAGAAAAAATATTAGATGTAATTAATATTTGTACTCGTAAAATTACTTTTGGTGAAGTGATATTGATAACTGCTGATAATAAAGTTGAAACAATTGATAAAATTAAAGTGTATAAAATTAACAAAATGACTTATCCAGATTACAATACATTTTGTATTACTGATTTAAATTCTTATGTTAATACGGAATTTTGTTTAATTGTTCAAACTGACGGTTTCATTTGCAAACCAACAAACTGGACAGATGAGTTTTACAACTATGATTACATTGGTTGTCCTTGGATGGATGCAGTCCCTGGTTATTTTCCTTGGGTTACTGAACCAAAATATCAAGTAGGATGTGGTGGATTTTGCTTAAGAAGTAAAAAACTTCTACAAGCGGGGGCAAAATTAAATAAAGAACTTATATCAAGAATGACCAATGCTGGTATGGGTGAAGATGTTATTATCTGTGTATCACTTAGAAATTATTTTGAGAGAATGGATTGTAAGTTTCCAACAGGAGAATTTGCTAAAAAATTTGCACTGGGAAGTGCAACAGAATTAAAACCAAATGAATTAGAAACTACTTTCGGGTTTCATAGTGGAAAATATATTCCAGAAGTTTTAGAAATGATAAAAAGATGGGATCTTTATGAAAACATATGACTGCTTTCAGTTTTTCAATGAACTTGATATTTTAGAAATAAGACTAAATGAATTATATTCTCAAGTTGATTATTTTGTAATTGTAGAAGCAGAAGCAAGTCATCAATATAAAAGAAAACCTTTATATTTTAATGAAAATAAAAACAGATTTTTAAAATTTTTAAATAAAATAATTCATGTAGTAGTTCCATTTTCTGATTTTAAGACTGATGATTTTTGGTATAATGAAAATCTTCAAAGATCAAGACTTTTAAAGGGAATAGAAAATGCAAAAGACGAAGATTTGATTATCATATCTGATGTAGATGAAATTGTTTCAAATATTGCATTAACTAACATTAAAAATAATTTTATTCAAAATGCCTATATATTTAAACAAAATTTGTATATGTGGTATCTTAATACAAGAGTAGATAATTATGATTGGATAAATTCTGGAATTTCTAGGAAAAAATATTTAGAAAAAATAGGAACGCAATCGTTTAAAAGTAATACTTTATGTAAAACATTTCCTAAAATAGAAAATGGAGGGTGGCATTTTTCTTATTTGGGCAATCATGAAAAGATAAAAATAAAACTTGAAAATTTTGCTCATGCGGAATTCGGTTATTTAACCGTTGACGATTTAAAAAATAATAGAGAAAAACTTATAGACCCTTTAGGTAGACAAAATGAAGGTATAACATTGGTAAAAGATTCGGTACAAACTCTTCCTGTGTTTATTCAAGAAAATCAAGAAAAATTTAAAGAGTATATTAGGAGTTAAAATGATTGTTGTTCAAATTGGAGTCAATCGTGGTAATGATGATTTGACTGAAATAATAAAAGATAAAAATATAAAAAAATTAATATTAGTTGAGCCTCTCAACATTCATAATGATCACATACAACAATGCTATTCTTGGGTTAAAAAACTTTATATAGAAAATATAGCAATTGGTTTAACCCCACAAGATGATGATATGATTAGTTTTTATTATCATATAAGTGATGGTCCAGAATTTCAAGTTGCATCAATTGATAAAAATCATGTTGCAAAACATTATGGGTGGGATTATAGTGGTATAGTAGAAATTAAAGTTAAATCTATGTCTTTGAATAATTTATTTAAAAAATATAAATTATCAAAAATTGATGTTCTATTCATAGACGCAGAAGGAATTGATGATTTAATTATCAAATCTATAGATTTTTCAAACTATGATATTAAAAAAATATATTTTGAAAATTTACATATTACACATAAAGACATATATGAGTTTTTAAAAGAGAAAAACTATAAGATAACTCAAAGTGTTGGAACTAATGGTTGGTGTTCTTTAGCGGAAAGATGAGGATTTTATACAATGAAACAAATATTAGTTTTAGGTGGTGGTGGATTTATTGGTTCTCATCTCGTAAAGAGATTGAAGAGTGAAGGTCACTATGTTAAAGTTTGTGATCTTAAATATCCAGAGTATTCAAAAAGTCCAGCAGATCAATTTGTAGTTGGTGATTTACGAGATCAATTAGTATGTGACCGTTTATTTAATATGTACTATGATGAAGTATATCAACTTGCTGCCGATATGGGTGGTGCTGGGTATATCTTTACAGGTGAAAATGATGCAAATGTTATGCATAACTCAGCATTGATTAACCTAAATGTAATAGATCGTTGCTTGACTTATGGAGTTGGTAGAATTTTTTATTCTTCTTCTGCCTGTATGTACCCAGCATATAACCAAGAAGATCCAACCAATCCTAAATGTTCTGAGGAGTCTGCATATCCTGCTGCACCAGATAGTGAATATGGATGGGAAAAACTATTCAGTGAACGACTCTATCTATCTTACGCTCGTAATCATAAGTTAAATGTTCGTATCGCAAGATATCATAATATTTTTGGTCCAGAAGGAACATGGAAAGGTGGCAAAGAAAAAGCACCAGCAGCACTTTGTCGTAAAGTCATAGAATCAAAAACTGGAAGTATTGATGTATGGGGTACAGGAGAACAAACACGGTCGTTCCTGTACATAGATGAGTGTATTGAAGCAACTCTTAGATTGATGAGATCTGATTTTACGGGTCCAGTTAATATTGGTTCAGAAGAAATGATAACAATTAATGATCTTGCAAAGATGGTTATTGATATATCTGGAAAAAATGTTAAGATAAACAATGTGAAAGGACCAGTTGGAGTTATGGGTAGAAATTCTGATAATAAACTATATAAAGAAAAAATTGGATGGGAACCATCACAACCACTTTCGGTTGGAATTGAAAAAACATATAAGTGGATTGAGACTCAACATGAAGATTGCTCTTCATTTACAAGTGTTCTGGCAGAACCCCTAAAACAAGTTTATGATAATTCTGCACAACTAGATATGGAAGATAAACATAGAAACTAAAATGTACTACATTATTGCATATGAAAATGGTATACCATTCTTATCGATACCAACATATAATAAGAATGTGGATAAGAATAAAATAATTAAAGATTATAAATTGCATAAAGATGTAGTCATTAAAATCGAAAAGCAAGATAAATTTATAGGATGGTAAGTAATGAAAATTGTATTTTTTAATCATCATTCAGATGAAATGTACTGGCATATTAAAACTTTTGAAGCACTTGGACATGAATGTCATGTCGCCACTAGAAAATTAACATTAGAGTGTGGTGAGGACTATTGCTCTTTTGATGAAAATGGTTATGTACAAAAAGGACCAGTTTTTTATAAATGGGAGCATCTTCATCCCGATATGCAACCTAAGTTTACAGATACAATTGAGGGATTTGATGCAGCAGTTACCATAAGCGGAAAAATTCCATATGTGCTTGCCCCCAAAATGAAAGTTTTTGCTTGCGTTGTAGTCAAGTTTGACATTGATAAATTCAATGGTGTTGATAATATCACCAAGATCATAGCACATCCAGATGCAAAGCAATGGAATGGACATTTTGTTCCTAAGTTTGTTCCGCAATATGGAAAGATTGGTCCACACACATACATTAGTCAATTAATGGAGAGATATTATACGATGTATCTCGCAGACTTGATTAAATTGAAGCAGGAAGGTTATCCTGTTATTGTTTCGGGTGCAATCGAAGCACCAGATGGAATTGTTCATGATCTTCGTCTGTTGGAGCAAACTCGATTCTTAGTACATGATAAAGCATATGGAATTTCGTGTGGTGCTATTCTAAAGTCCTTGGATTCTGGTTGTAAGGTTTATATGACCAAGAAGAATAGAATTGAAATTGGTCTTTCTGATATTCCAGATGAATGTTTTATATTTCATGATGATATTTCAATCAAGGATGCATACGATAAGTATGCGAATTATGACAAAGTAAAGATACAATCTTTGTATAGAAATATTCGTAATCTAACCAACACTTCAGAAAAATTAAAATCTATTATTTCTATTGGTTGATATGTAAAATAATTATTACTGATAGTTTTGATTATATAAATATAATAAAGGTATAATATGAAACCAAAAGTTGCACTTTGCATGATTGTTAAGAATGAATCCCACATTATTCATGAATGTCTTGAATCCATTTATCCACATATTGATTACTGGATAATTTCAGATACAGGTTCCACTGACGGAACTCAAGATATTATTAAGAAGTTTTTTGCCGAAAAAGGAATTCCTGGAGAACTACATCAGGATGATTGGAAGAACTTTGGTCACAATAGAACTTTAGCACTTCGCCACTGCGATGACAAATCAGATTACATCTGGATGATTGATGCTGACGACCGTGTTGAAGGCAATTTTAAATTTCCACCAGTCATGGAT